ATACCGAAGTCGAAACCCGCCTCTTTATTCCATTGCGATACGTCAATGTCTGCCTTGTCTACGGTATGAGTCTGCTCGTCAAACTCTGTGAAAATCTGCCCCTCAAATACGTCGAAAGATGCGTCAAGAAAGCGTTTAACCCACGTATCGGGGTTATTTGCTCGTAACATCTCTTCGTAACCTTCTGGTAGATAGGGGTTTTCTCTGGTTTTAACCACAGTACCATAGTAATTATTCTTATCTCTGCGGTTAGGCGAGAAGAACCAATGGTAAACCCAATCCCTACCTCCTGAGTTTGTGGTAACGAATCCTCGCAACGGTCCAACCACACCTCTAAGACGGGCTTGTAGCATCAAGAATGTGGACTCAGGAACTTCCTTACCGTCCGGTTCATGTGCCTCGTCAATCCAAAATCCGTCAATGTCTAGTGAACCTAACGGCCCAGGCTCGTCCAAGTGACGGAAAAGAATTTCTGAGTAAATTTCCGGCTCCCTAGTTTTAATAAGCAGACGACCTCTTGTTTCCTGCCATTGAGCGATTAATGCAGGGTTAAGCATATCGAAAAAAGTTTTCTGTGTGGTTTCACGTAAGGATGCGGACGTTAAACGACCTACAAGAAAACGTCCTCCGGGGTACAGTTGAGCCCATTTTTGAATCTCCTGTACGCCCATTCGAGTTTTACCGCCACCCACACCTGATACCATTGCTCGGTATTTTGACGGGTTAGTGTGAAAATCTACTTGGTGTGGCAACGGTTCGTATACCTGCTCCTCGAATTTCTTAGCACGTTGAACTCGTTTCTTACCGGGACGGGGAATATTGAAAGCCACTTAATTCACCACCCCGGCAGGCTCAGTGTGGAGTGCTTTCTCCTCTGGACTGAGCATACCATCATTGAACGTGAGAGTTACGCCACCACCATGTTGGTACACGTTAGAGTCCACACGGTCGCGGAATTTCTCAGGCCTGTACGCCTTGAGAAGAAACATTAAAAGTGTATCAGACTTAGCCTTAGCACGTTCTAGTGCCACAGATTCTAACTCGTCTGCTATAACGTCCCGTGACTCAAGTACCGCCTCGGCAAATGCAGGACACTCCTCCATCCAGTCACGCCGGGTGCTACTAGCCATAGCCAACATACTATCAGCGACCTCCACAGTGCCAAAGTTAACGTATGACGCAATGTATACGACCATGCGTTTTATTACTTCTGTGGGAGTTACTTTATATCTTGAACAGTATTTAATGAAGTAGTTACTTTTAGAAACTTGTTTAAAGGCTTCCTCTTTGTTCATCAAAGAGATAATTTTTTTCTTCTTACCCTCTTTATACTTCTCGGATGCCAATAATAAAGAGGTTATCTTTTTGGCCTCTTTTTGATCCTGGATAGTGGGTCTGCCCTGCTTACCCTTACGGACGAGTTTCACGGCCTCTTTGTATAGTTTAACCTCAAAAGCATCAGCTATAGGTGTAGCGTCCTCTCTCTTTGTTTCTACTTTGGGCTTAGGTTTAGTTCCTTTGCCATATGACATGAAGTATTCACCTCCTATACTTAAATATATAGTATTAAGTAAAAAAATGCAATAAAAAAGACACCTACAGTTTTATGCCGATCCTGTAGGTGTCCCAAGAGAAAGGAGGAGGTCAATGAGTATACCGAACCAAACACCAGACTGAAAATGTCCCTGCTATGCCCTACATTTAGTATACTCTGTACTCCTCAGTGTTGGCAAGTTTTTCTTTGTGATTTTTTGTGAAATAATCTAAAATAATTTTCTCCAATAATGCCGATTGTGTGGTGTCCTCTTGTGCGGCCATTTGCTTGAGTAGGCGGTGAGCGTTTTTATCCACATAAGTACCAAGTTTAGTTTTCATTTAGATTAATCTACTGAGTATCTTAGCCATCTCAGCCCGTGTAACGTATTGGTCAGGCTTAAATGTACCGTCAGAATACCCTGTCATAATATCTGATAATTTAACCCGTTGGATAAACTCAGCCGCCCAGTGATCCGCAGGAACGTCAACGAACGGGCCTTGTGGTTTAGGTGCAGGCGATAAGTCCTTGAATAGCCTGTCCCAAGGGAACTTAGGTCCGGGGCAATTCGGACGATTTACCGAGTCGATGCGATAATGCCCGATTATGTGGTCACGGTCAACGATGATATTATGCTTAGCAATCAGCATTTTGTGTAGTGCTAGTGTTGCTTGATACTGAGCCTCGGTTAAATCACCGTCCAATCCTGCACCCCTGTACCCTTCATGCTCTATGCCGATAGTGTAAAGGTTGGGGTTAACTCCTACATAGAAAATTAAATCAGGTTTACTCATTTTACCTGCGTGCCATGCCTTGTACTCGTCTTTAACTAATTGAACAACCTCGCCCTTACGACTTACCACATAATGAGCAGACGCTTGAGACTCTGGATTACACAGCCACGATACGGCACCATCAAACGAACCTGCGGTGATATGGTTAACGATAGCCACAATCTTATGACCCTCACGGCTACTGTAATTAGGACTTGCTTTGTATTGTATATCCATTAATCAATTACCTCCTCATATTTTACTACCTCTACTCCACCATACCTGAGTACGTCAAGACCATCACTTGGATAGCCGCCTTTATATACAACCTTCTTAACGCCTACCTGTACTATTAAATGAGCGCATATGTTACAAGGTGCGCTGGTAACATACATAGTAGAACCTTCCATATCAATACTTAATGCGGCTACGGCAGCCATCTCTGCGTGTATTATACGGCATAACTCTAATCGCTGACAGCTAGGTATACCCATACTCCTACGTAAGCATTTACCTTCGTCCTTACAGTTAGGTAAACCGTCAGGAGTATAATTACAAAACGATACTACCATACCGTCAAAATCTTTAATGCCAACAACCGCAACACCTACTTTACGTGACAGGCAGGTAGACTCCTCTGCCTTTGCCTCGGCAAGTTTCATGTAATACGAATCATTCTCCATTCTACCAATCCTCCATGATTTTTACCTCGGCGTAGTGTTCAGCCGGGAAGTTTTTGTTGTACTCAATATCTGCGTATATAATAGGAAGTGATTGTTTAAAATAGGCAAGTAATGGAATAGCAACTTGCTGCATTTGTGGGTGTGCGTGTACGTCAGCACGTAATTTGAAGAAATGTCGCCACTCACGTAAGTTCGCTGTCATTACTAACTCAGTCTTTAACGAGTTAGGCAGAACGGAACGAGCCTCTTGCGGCGTAGCATCAAACTCTAAAAGTTTAAAATACTTACTCTCTGCCTCTAAACAAGCATCATACCATGCCTGATTCTCAAAACCTCTCCAGTCAAAAAAGAACGGTTCAATTACAGTTAACTCGTTTCCGAATTTACCGTTAGCGTAATTACAGTAACGTGTACTTTCTTGTGAATAACTTGCCAACCTGTGCCTGACTATCTCATGGCTCACGCCTCTATCCACAATAAAATGTACGGTTACATTCTCATGCTCAATGACTGATTCGTGACCTTTCTTGATTATCCCTGCAACAAAACTATCAGGTGATTGTGCAGGTTCGGACTGATAACACACTCTCCCGCACCGTTCAATCTTTCGCATGACCTTTTCTGTGTCAATTCTCGGAACCATGACATACGGTTTAATTATTTTCACTGTAGTAATCTCTCCCTTTGTTTTTCTTTACCATCGCCTCTTGCGTAAGTTTTGTGGAAACGCCGTTACGCTCTTCACGCATACGCTGTAGTGTTTCCACACTCTGAGCCAAGTCACACAGTTCCATGTCCATGTCGCCCATCATACCTTCAATGTAAGCCTTGAAAACCTCATGTACCTCCTCAAGTATGTGGTCAAGTTGTTGCTTAATGGTGTTAGTGTCTGCAAACTTTATACGAGGAAATTTATAAGGCATTATATGTCGTCCTCCTGTGGTTCCCAATGCGAGTTAAAAGTACACTCATCACAAGGTTCATCGTCTAACCTTGATTTATCATCATGCTTGCAATTACTACAGTGCCTGTTCAGTAACTCCTCCTTAGTGACAACACCGTCTTTAGTTTCTTTACTTAACTCCACACCGCAAAGAATATGCGAGTAGTCGCTGACCTTTTTCAAGTCCTCAAGGTTGCGAGTTTTCTTGAATCGTAACGCATACTTAATAATGTTAGTTATTGCAAAGTCCTCAAATATATCGTTAGCCATAGCAACTTCTATAGCGTCTACACCGTGTTCACGCAGTTTTACATAATGGTCTGAGCCTTCTGTCTGGCAGTAATCCCTGCCGAGTTTACGAATCTCGTAAATTGGTTTCACGTTTTACCTCCATTCCGGTGTATCAGTTACGTCAACGAATTTACCGTCGATACATTGATACACTCTTTGATTTTTTGACCCTCTGAATCTTAGTGATATGTCACGTTGCGAATCGATGAAAGGGCCATCCACAATATAATCCATAAGTGGTAATGAGTATGTGTTATATTTTAACTCATTAAATGTGTAACCTGTGTATAACATAAAACTCAAGTCAGGTCTTTTTTCTTTAAGTAATATGGTAAGAGCGTACAACTCTAACTCTTGATCCATCGGCTCGCCGCCTGAGTAAGTTATGCCTGTTATTAAAGGGTTAGCATACAAGTGATTAAGTATAACCTTACTTAAAGTTTCAGGCATAATAAACATACCACCATCATAGTCATGCGTACTTGGATTGTGGCAGCCCTTACAGTCATGATTGCATCCTTGAAAAAACACGACGAGCCGTATCCCGATACCGTCTACAATTGACTGTGGTACTATCTGTGCTATCCTCATCTTTTAAGGTTGTCCTCCCTCCAAATAGTAGCGACATTTCTGTCGTGGTAGTTATGGCGTAGTCGCTAAGACACTCTAAGTTTTTACACTTAACTGTAGTTACGCCGGGAGAAAAAATGTTAGATTGATTCTTTGTGTTACATAGTGGGCATGTCCACCCATGAATCATTTTTTAGTCCTCCTTAAACCTTAGTTAACTCATCAAACCCCTCGCTACTCTCCGGCAACTCGAACTGTTCAGCCATTTTATTTATTATCGGGATTAAATCAGGTTGACCAGTCCTCTCAGCCCTCTTACAGCAAACGTCAACCCATTCCTCAATAATATTCCCCACAACCTTATACCCGTGTTTCTTGGCTAACTTGATTATGGGCTCTCTCCTGCTCTTTGTGGTATTAGTTTCATCAATTATAATGTCTACACCTTGCTGCATAAGGTATTTCAACATCATTGATCTAATGCTCCACATTAAAGACTCACCATCTGACCAAAACCTTTGATTGTAGACTAAGTAACGAA